CCCCTCTCATGTTTACCCGCGAAGTTCCTATTTTACGTTTTCTCGCTGGTTTCGCTAGCCTCCGTAGCGGCGGGAACTTGTACGTGGCCTCGGGCCACGCGTCTACCTAGAGTTTTTCCTCTCCTGGCTTACTCTTCCGGTATGGACCAAGCTCCTTTCACGCTAACTGCGCCCAAAAGTTTAGCCTTCTTTACTACAGCACCATATTTCTTTTTAAATAGATCCTGCAGTTCTGAAGAACTAACCTTGAGCTCTATCGCTTCCATGAATTGGTCCACAGCCGAAGGTATATCATCAGCCAATTTAAACCCATTAATGAATCTCTGCCTCAGCCTCTCTTCTCTCCCACTTTCATCTATTACCGCTCCCTTCCGGGCGGGTAAAGATGAAGGTGGGAGAGTAGTTTTAGGTTCTACCCCGTTGTTTGCTTTCGGGGTAATTTTCGACTCTTTAAGGATTGTAGCTGCTTCACTAGCAGCTTTCCACTTAGCCACCGCCTCGACTCTTTTCTGCTCTTGATCGGGGGGTGGGGGTGGGGGAGGAGGGACAAAATTTTCGTCCACTTCGACGTCTTGTGAGGGTTTTGTTCGGGGAGGCTCAGCTTTTCTGTTAAACAACAGGTCATACACTTCGCCTTCCTTCACATTAACCACGGGGGTGCTACCATCCGAACGCACCACAGAATCATCAGTTATCCCGATCTTCCCAGCGTTGAAAAGACCTGCCACGCACCTGGCTATAACCATACGGTCGGGAACCTTTCTAGTTGCAAAATTTCGAAGTTTTTCTTCTATGTCTTGTATCTTAAAAGGAGCCCTATTAAACACCGTGGTTTTAATCAGGGACGTGTTATTGGTCGAAACAACTTTAGACGCCTGCACAGCAGATGCAGCGTCCTGCTGTCTGATCAGCTTAGACTCTTTCTTTAAAGCTTGCTTGTTCTCAGGAGGTTTGTGGAGAGCTACTACTCGTGCAGCGGCTCTATCCATAGCCTTACCCACTGTTTTAACAAGCGGGTTGGTCTTTTTCTCCTCTTTGTACCGCTGCTGTTTTTGCTCGCTGCGGATCACTAATGAAGAATTCAACCTGGTATTCACTACCTTGGCTATTTCTCCTAAAGTAAGCTTTTTCCCTCTCACGAGGCCGCTCACTCTAACCGTAGATTTGGACTCAACTGCTTGCTTAAAAGCAGGATTGGGTGAGTATTTTTGCAAGAACCAATCTATAGGAGCGTAACCACTCAACCAGTCGTGGGAGTTTAACATCAACCTCAGATCTTCACGCGTGACGTCGTGGCACATCTCACCATACATATTAGAAAAGTTTATAGGTGGAACTTCTTTATCTGGGTTATTGGAAAGCACAGCGTTCCTATAACCAGTAAGTTGTGTGTTATAGCTATGTGCTAAAACGTCATAACACTCAACAGCACCACCACACAAACCCAAACCAACAGAGCGAGACATGCGCGTCATAAACGCGCTGGCTCCTGTGGGGATTTTGGGTGCAAAAACCAGGCTTTGCAATATCCTGGTCTTATTTGGTAGGGGCACGATCACTTCTTGGCCGCAAGATACAACTTTCGTCAAATTCTGGCTAAGAAAGTTAATTGGTTTAACCTCCCCAACCCGGAACTCCGTTGAAAACTCGCTCACGACCAATGTAGACGGTTTGAGTACAAAGCCGGTGTTTTCGGCAATATACTCTGGTAGACTTTCAACAAACTCCTCAAAGCTGTCAAAATCGTACCCCCCTTGCTCCCATTTCTCCCTCATAAATACCGTCACCAATGCAGAACACGTCTGGTTTAAACCAGTTGTTGCTCCGTGTCCTGATGATGACCCATAGTGTTTAAGGAAAACCAGCTCTCCCCCAACCAGCACCAAGTGCTTAGTCATGAGGATATGGAGGAATTTAATGAGCTCGCGATCTTCTGCTCGCGCACCATGAGCTACCGCTCTACGGATATCCAAAGCCTGATTCAACTCAACATGGCATGGTCTTATAGACCCGTCCATGTGGGAAATATCTGGCGAGAATATCTTCATTCTGTCCCCTTTCCTAACATACACTATTTTGTCGTCCGAATATGACCCATCTCCGAGGACGCCTTCATCAATTGAGATTATATGGTCATAGAGGCGCTGGGCTCCAGCCTCACCAACTCGCTTGCGGTCGGTGTACCAGGAGTGACCCAGCATGCTGATAGAGCCTTCTGCTCTTTCGGCATCAGCGTGCCAAAAACCCACTCTATCGTCCATCATTTGATAGACGAAGGAAAAGAGAATTCGTATGGCAAGTGGAAAACAAAAATAAGGCCGGGTTTTCTCTAGGCGCTTATCTATTTCATACACAGCCGACTTATTGGACAATATGGCGGTAACTTGTGCGGGATCGTAAACCATGAGGTGTTCCATAACTTCTTCAGCGGTTTTACCCTCTGAAAATAAGCTACGAATACCAGAAGCCATAACGGCGGCTCTTTC